TTCGACGACCTGGCGGTCCGCTTCGGCTCCGACGATGTGCTGGGCGCGTCGTTCATCGACAAGGGCAGCGTCGTTTTCGACACGTCCCTGGACCCGGAGGAGAACCCGCAGCGGGAGGGGCGCTACCGTTTCACCGTCGCCCACGAAGCGGGACACTGGGTGCTGCACGTTCCACAGATCCTGGCCGAGCGGAAGCAACTGACGCTCTTCGACCTCGGGGAGCCTCCGCCGCCCATCGTCTGCCGGTCATCGCAGTCCAAGGAGCCGCGCGAATGGCAGGCGGACAGCTTCGCCGGGTTCCTGCTGATGCCCGAACACATGATCCGTGAAGCGTGGCAGGAACTGGGCAGTGATGACGGCGCGCTCAATGTGCATGAGGAAATCTGCGAACTGCGGGGCGTGTACGGGCTGACGGACGACGAACTCGATCCGAGCTGCGAAGCGGCCAAGCGAATGGCCCGGTACTTCAACGTCTCGGCACAGGCAATGCAGATACGGCTGGTGGGTCTGAAGCTGCTGGACACCGAACCGCCACAGCATGGAGGGATCTTCTGAGGGGGGCGAAGCGTACCTCTCTTTTTTTGCGCAGCACCGTTTAGCGTTTATTGAACAGTGACAACTCAAGGAGTGACAGATAGATGAAGCAGTACAACCCGAAAACCGTCCTGCGGCAGATCAGCAACACGATGCTGAAGGACCTCTTCGAGCACCACGGACACACCGTTGACGCGGACTGGGAAGACCTCGGGCCGCGTCAGGTTCAGGACATCTATGACGCCTTCCTGAACCTGCCGGAGACCGCCCGCCGCGACTTCGAAGTCGAGCTGCAGGATATTCATACCGTGGCCCAGGTCGAGAGTGGCATCCGCATCCTGATCGAGGAGGCCGTGTTCAATGGTCTCGACGTGGTCGTGGACCTCGACCGCCTCGACAGCCGGTATGACAAAGCGGTCTGGATGCTGCTGAACCACACGGCAGTGTGGAACAAGGCAGCCGTCCTGGCCCACGCAGAGACGCTGCAGAGCCGGTCCTGGCACAAGCGCAACGGCCTGCCCAAGAAAGCGCCGGACCTGTCGCCCCTGGTGATTCAGGGGCTGCAGACCGACATCTCAGCCTTCTACTGGCAGGCACAGGGGCGGGGCCAGCTCTGCCGGATCGATCACCTGCGGCGCAATGCCCACCTGGACTACTTCTTCGTGTATCTGAGCGATCACCCGGACACGGAGATTATCTGGGACGAGGAAGGCAACTGGCAGCGGATCAAGCGGTGCCACGCGTTCGAGGTCGTGTTCGTCTACGACCGCGAGGTCGGCACCATGGACGTGTACGCGCAGGGCGGCCGCAAGATCGTGGAGCCATTGGAGGAGCTGTTCGCCAAGGCTGTGCTGGATATCGCTCTCGAACCGGAAGACCCGGACGAGTGTCCCCACCGGTTGGACGGGCTCAAGGACCGCGCCTTCGGCTTCGAGACCGATCCCGAGGACGGGATCACGCAGGTGGCCATCCGCCTGCTGTGCGTGTCGCCCATGGGCAATCCCAAGAAGAAGATCACCGTGCAGTTGCCCCCGGAAGGCAATCCCGAGGACATCTATGTGGCCCTGGAGAACGACCTGAACCACGAGAAACTGCCGATCACGCTGCTGCGCGTTCAGAAGGCGCGGATCTGCATGGAACTGGAAGGGTACGGGCGGTCGAAGTCGCTGACTTTCGACATCAGCCCGCGCACCTGCAGCCTGAAGAGCAAGCCCGAGCGTCTCCGCGAACTGGGCGAGAAATATCTGAGGAGGTGGGGCATTGAAGCAGCCTGACGCACTCCAACTGTTCTGGGACCTGGCGCAACTCGACAGCCCGGTCCTCACGCACGACGACGTGATGCGTTTCCCGAAGTCCGTCCGGGAAGCCCTGTTCGACGCAGGGCTTCTCAAACCGACGCGAACCGCCAGGTCGGCGGAATGCGACGGGTGTGACCTCGGTACCGTGGGAGAGGTGTTTCGCTTCAGCTATCCCGACGGGCGCACTCGGATGTTCATCATGTGTCCCGAGTGCGGTCGCGTCCCGATCCACCCAGACCGGCTTCGTCAATGGGTGCCGGACTATGCTCGTGTGGCTTCCCTGCTGGGCGACACGTTTGCCTGTACGGGAGGGCCGCAGGAGGTCGTGCCCAACCGGCTGTGGAATCTGGGGCGCGCGCCCATCGCTCGCCAATCGCGGACGCTGTGGCTGGCGCGTCGCGTGACCGAGGATCTCCACCCGAGCCTGCCGACGGACGGCGTCTCGGTTCTGTTCATCATGGGCGTCACGCCTCGAACACCACCGGCGCTCAACCCTGACCGGGTCTTCGAGGTGCGTCACCTGGCCATGCTCGAGGACGGCGGGCTCCGGTTCGATGCCGACGCGGTCACGGGCCAGGTCGCGAGCGTGGTGGCAGCGACCGACCCCGCTCCGGCACCGCCGAAGAAGCGCGCACCCCGGGCGGCGGCCATCGACCTGCTGAAGAAAGCCCTGCACGAGGAAATCCTGTCGCGGAAAAGCCTCCTGTCCCGGCACTGGGACGACAACCTGCCCCCGGTGCAGCAGAAGCAGCTCGCCGATCTCATCGGGACCAGTCCCGCCTCCGTCTATCGCGCCCTGAAAGACGACGACCGCGAGCTGCAATGGCTCTGGCAGATCGTCCACAATCCCCGGCAGATCATCGAGTACCGGGGATAGCCCGAATTTCACTTGTCGGTCTTTCGTGAAATCGACAAAGTGAAATCGACAAGCGCAACCGTCTGCAAATGCGGCGGTTGCGCTTTCCTTTTCAGGACTTGACGGTCTTTCGTGAAATCCTCCCTCCAGGCAGACGCCGAAGCACGGTGCGACGGCGCAGACGGTCAACCGAATCTGCCAGGGAGGCACGCCATGAAGGCCAGCCCAATCCGCAAGTCTCAACTCTCCGCCCTGGAACGCCATCTCGTCGAGGTCATGCAGGAGGCCAATCACGCCTGCATCGAGAACCTGCTCGTCCGGGATGGCGAACCCGTATTCACCGACGACACTCGCGTGATCCGCAAGATCAAGCTCGGGGGCGGCGACAACAGTCCGCGCCGCGAACTGGTGCAGACGGACACCGAACTCAAGCGCGAGATCGTCGAGCTGTTCGATCACCTCCGCCGCGTCGGCGACGGCACGGTTAGTTCGCTCATCGTCGCGGCGGGACTGCCCCGCCACCTGGAAGTGGTCGATAACCGCCGGGCGGCTTCGCGGTAGACGGATTCTCCCCGAAATGCCCCCGCTTTTCCGCCAACCCGGAGAGTGACGGTGAAGAAAATAAACAGAGCCATACAGAGCGCGTCACCACGACGCCAGCCATTCGTCGGACGGCATTCCCGGCGCGAAGCGCAGGATTCCGTAGGCGGCAACGCACGAACAGGGAGTTCTGCCATGTCGTATCTGACCGATCCGGTCCCGCCGTCCGCCGACGAGCGGCGCGAGGAAATCGTCCGCCTTTTCTCTTCCGCCATCGTCCGTCTCGCGCGTCGTCCGGGGGCACTTCGAGAAAGCTCGGAAAAACTCTCGGATTCCGGGAGAGGACGACTTGAGCTTTCGCCCTCTTCAGCGACTCATGTGGTTGTCCGGTAACGAGTTCCAAGCCAACGGAGGACGACCATGCGAATCGATGTCGAACGTGAACTGGCCGCCCTGCAGGGGATGACCATCCCCGATCTGCAGGAGCGGTACGAACAGGTCTTTCACGAGACCAACACCACCAAGCACAAGCCCTACCTGATCAAGCGGATTATCTGGCGCATGCAGGCCAATGCCCGCGGGGGTATCTCCTACCGCGCCCGGCAGCGGGCCATCGAGCTGGCCAGGGACTCGGATGTCCGCCTGACCGCGCCCAAACCGCCGCCGCGCGGAGACGGGGAAGTCGTCACCCGACCGGCACCCGCCGCCATCCTCGATCACGAGACGGACATTCTGCCGGGCACGAAACTCGAGCGCGTCTACAAAGGGCGGCTGATCCTGGCGGAGATCGTCGAGAACGGGGTCCGCTGGGAGGGCGAGCTGTATGGCTCCCTTTCCGGAGTGGCCAAGGCCGTGACCGGCTCGCATTGGAATGGTCGCGCGTTTTTCGGACTCAAGAGCAAAACGAGGAGCACGGACAATGGCAACAACGACTGAAGCACAGAAGCCCGTGCGCTGCGCGATCTACACGCGCAAGAGCACGGATGAAGGACTGGACCAGGAATTCAACTCACTCGATGCCCAGCGCCTGGCGGGCGAGAATTTCATCGCCAGCCAGGTCGGCGAGGGATGGCAATGCCTCACCGACCGCTACGACGACGGCGGCTACACCGGCGGCAACACGGAACGCCCCGCGCTCAAGCGTCTGCTGAAGCACGTCGAAGCGGAAGAGATCGATTGCGTGGTCGTCTACAAAGTCGACCGCTTGTCCCGTTCCCTGCTCGATTTCGCCAAGATCATGGGCGTCTTCGAGGAACACGGCGTCGCCTTCGTCTCGGTCACCCAGAGCTTCAACTCCGCCAACAGCATGGGGCGGCTGACGCTCAACATCCTGCTTTCGTTCGCGCAGTTCGAGCGGGAAGTCATCTCCGAACGCACGCGCGACAAGATTCACATGGCGCGCAAGCAGGGCAAGTGGTCGGGCGGTTCCCCGGTTCTCGGATACGACGTGGTGCCGCAGGGCGGGAAGATCCGCGTCAACCCCACCGAAGCCGACCAGGTCCGCCGCATCTTCGCCATGTACCTCGAACTCGGCACGCTGCGTAAGGTGCTCGACGAACTCGACAGCCGGGGATGGACCAACAAAACCTGGGTTACCCGCTCGGGAAAGGTCCACCAGGGCAAACCGTTCATGAAAACGTCGCTGCACAACCTGCTGACCAACCCGATCTACCTCGGCAAGGTGCGCCACCACGGGAAGGTCTATCCCGGCCAGCACGAGCCCATCGTCGACGAGGATACGTTCGCACGGGTGCAGCGCCTGCTCGCCCGCAACAGACGCTGCGGCGGCGAACTGCGCAATCGCTCGGGGTCGATGCTGAGCCACCTGCTTTGGTGCAAGGCCTGCGGGACGCGGATGATCCACAGCTATTCGGTCAGCAACAACCGGCGTTACCGCTACTACGTCTGCACTCATGCCCAGAGACGTGGATGGGCCAAGTGTCCGCAGCCGTCACTGCCCGCCAACGAGATCGAGAGCTTCGTGATCGACGAAATCCGCGCCGTCGGTCGCGACGAGGAGCTGGTCCGCCGGGTGGTCGAGGAAAGCCAGCGGGTCCGGGCGGCGGAGATCATCGAAAAGGACAAGCACTGCCGCCTCCTGCGCCAGGATGTGGACGCAATGACGAAGGAGATGGAATCCCTGTCCCTGAGCGCCGACCTGCCGACCTCGGCGTCCCGCCTGGCCGCGCTTCACGAACGCATCGATGCCACCACCCGCGACTTCGAGACGGCATCCGAGGAGCTTGAGAACCTGCGCGAAGGCGTCCTGACGGAGGACGAGATCACGACCGCCTGCCACGAGTTCAACCCGGTATGGGACACCCTCACCAGCAAGGAACAGTGGCGTCTGCTCATGCTCGTCATTGAGCGCGTCGAGTACGATGCCAATGAAGGCACCGTGTCCATCACCTTTCACCCCAACGGAATCAAGGCGCTCAACGAAGAGCGCGCCGCCAAGGAGGCATAGACGCCATGAAGCCGTACACCGTCACCAGAAGCGTCCATTTCAAGCGTGGGCGCAAGTACCACAACCACCTGCGCCGGGGCAAGCCCCCGAAGCGGCCGAAGGGACGCATCCCGCGCCTGAGCCGACTCATGGCGCTGGCCATCACCTACGACGAGATGCTGCGTCAGGGGGAGGTGCGCGATATGGCGACACTCGCCCGCCGCGAACAGGTGACCCGACCGCGCATGACCCAGATCATGGACCTGATCCTGCTCGCGCCGGATATCCAGGAAGAGATCCTGTTCTTCCCCAAGACCGACGGCAGACGCTTCCCGATCAGCCAGAAATACATTGAGCCGTTGACCCGCGTCCCGGACTGGAACCGGCAGCGCGAGCTGTGGGTGGAGATCAAGAAAGAGAAGCTCGACAGCAACGGGAACGAGACCACCAACGCATAGCCGGAACCGGCACAGCCGAAGAGGACAACCACGCCTGACCACGGGGTAGGCTCCCGCCACAAGCAAGCGACCATTCAGGTATCGGACGATTATCAACCCCAGCCGCGAAGCGGAGGGAGTCGTAGGTGCCGCCGAAACAACGGCGTCCCTGCGGTTCCCTCCGCTTTCTTTTTGCCCGCATTCGGTCGGCATCCGTCCCCCTCCGCCTCCTGGCCCGACAAGGAGGCTCCCCAATGGATGCCGACCATCCCGGATTCACAGAGTATGCACGCACGAACATCGAAGTAACTGCGCAGAACATGATCGGCAAGTCCGGGCTCGGTCCGGCCGATCTCGAAGACGTCATCTCCGAACTCACGCTCGACCTGCTCGAGCATCTGCCCCTCTACAACGCCCGGCGCGGCAAGCTCACCACCTTCATCCAGCTCGTGGTTGACGGGAAATCCAGGCGCATTCTGCGCGACCGGTCCCGGCAGAAGCGCCGCTGCCACCGGGACGCCGAATCCCTCGACGCGCGACATCGCAATGAGACCGACGGGGAAACCGGCACGCTGCTGGGCCTCCTGGGTGCCGACGAGATCGACATCCACCTCGGTCGCCGCAACCGGTCCCGGCACGATGAGACCATCCTGCGCATGGATGTGCATGCCGTGGTCGGTCGCCTTCCCGAATGCCTGCGCACCTGCTGCGACGGGATCATGGAGGGGCGCTCCATCAGCGACCTGGCGCGCACCGAAGGCATCCCCCGCAAGACCTTCTACGACCGCGTGATCGTGCCGATCCGGCAGGCATTCCGTGAGGCCGGATACGACGACTGGCGGTGACCGGAACAGGCGGTCGCCCCCGCCAACCGGGTGCCCGGCGGTGAAAGAAATGAACAGCGCCGGTGCTTCGCAAAGAACCCCAACTACTGGAGACCACAAATGAGTAAGACTGTCTACCGATACCAGTTCGAGGACGAGGTGCCGCTGGATCAGGCGGAAGCGACCCTGATCATGGCCATCATTGCCGCCGAGGCACTGCACGGCCAGGCCGAAGTACGGCTTTCCATGCGCTACCTCTTCGGCGACGAGAAGCACGCCTGCGTGATCGACGGCGACAACGAGGTTACCCGTCAGCTTGCCCTGATCTTCACCCAGTTCCTGATCCACGAGTTCGGCGAAGACGCCTTCCAGGTGACGCTGATTACGAAGGACGACCGCGCCGAGCGCCCGGTCCCCGGCAACGGCAAACCGACGTCCGGCGGTCGTGGAAATGGCGGCTGCAACGGCTGCGAGGCCGGTGCCTGTGCTGCCTGCGGGAAGGGGGTGGTGGCATGATCCGCCCCGACTTCCTGATCACCGAAGATGCGGCTGTTTACCACGCCCAGGCGCACAGCTATCTGAGCAGCCATCGCCTGGCGGACTTCCGCAAGTGTCCCGAGCTGTTTCACCGCAAGCAACTCGGGCTGATCGAGGACAAGGACACTCCCGCCTACCTGCTCGGTCGCGCCGCCCACACATTGATCCTCGAAGGTCGCGAGACGTTCGAGGCGGAGTATGCGGTCGGCGGCCCGGTCAATCCCCGGACCGGCATGCCGTTCGGCAAGGCCACAAAGGCCTTCCAGGAATGGGCCGACGCGCAGAACAAGGCCGTGCTGACAGACGAGGATGCCGCGTTCGTCGAAAGGCTCCATGAAGCGGTGCAGACACACCCGGTCGCGCCGGGACTGCTGAAGTGGGGCGTGGCCGAAGGCGTCTGCCGCGCGGACTACTGCGGCCTTCCCTGCCAAGTCCGTCCCGACTACTTCCACGCCGATCACGGCATCGTCGATCTCAAGACCTGCGACGACCTGACCTGGTTCGAGGCGGATGCCCGGCGCTACAGCTACCTGCACCAGGTCGCCTTCTACCGCGCCGTCCTGCGCGCTGCTTCGGGCACCAACTTCCCGGTCCACATCGTGGCCGTGGAGAAAAAGGAGCCGTTCCGCGTCGGCGTCTGGCTGGTCGCCGAATCCGCCTTGGATTTCGCCGATGCCGAGAATGCCGCCGCCATCGAGCGGCTGAAGGAATGCCTGGCCACATCGACGTGGCCGACCGGCTACGAAACCGTCCGCGTTTTCGACTGCGTGTAAACCCCAACCCCAAGGAGAACAGACACATGTCCCTGCTCGAAACCATCATCGTCAAACCCACGCCTTCGGCCCCGAAGGGCATCGTCTACGGTCCGCCCGGGATCGGCAAGACGACCTTCGGCGCAACCGCGACAGACTCGCTGATCATTGACTGCGAAAATGGTGCGGGCGCGATCCAATCCAACCGCACGCCGTACCTCTCGACCTGGCCCGAGATCGGCCAATGGCTGACGGCCATCGAACGCGAGGAACATCCCTACCAGACGCTGGTGATCGACTCCATCGACTGGCTGCTGCGGCGCGTGGAAGAACAGGTCGCGGGTTCCGCCGGAAAGCTCGACCAGACCCTGAACCGCTCCCACGGCGGCTACGGGAACGGCAAGCAGGTGATGAAGAACCACGTCTACCAGGTCCTGCTGCCGCAGCTTGACCGCATCGTCAATCGCGGGATCGCCGTGATCCTGCTGGCGCATGCCAAGCGCAGCGAGATCACCGACGTGGACGGCATCACCACGGAGAAGACCACGGCGGAGCTGCCGGACGGATACCTGAACGTGTTCGTCGAGTGGTCGGACTTCGTCTGCCTGGCCCGCATGGACGGCGACGGCAACCGCGTCCTGGTCACCCGCGAAACCCCGCGCGCTCTGGCCAAGAACCGCTACGGCATGCCCGAGGCGATCCCCTTCGACTGGGCCTCGTTCACCGGCGCGGTGGCCGATGGTCTTGCCCACCAGTTCCCGCAAGCAGAGGAGCAATCCCGATGAACCACGACGAGAAAGCCCGTGACTACGCGGCGCGCCTGAAAGCGCTGCTCGATGAGGCCCGCAAGGACGGTTTCGTCTTCGCCGTCAGCGGCGGCCGCCGGACAGCCTACAAGCTGACCGTGACCGTCCTGCCCCAGACCTTCGAACTCGATGAACTCAACCCCAGCCAAGGAGAATAATCATGGCCAACCTGAACGGATTCGACGCCAACCAAGTGGACCCCGCCGCAACCTTCGACCCGGTACCGGCGGGCAAGTATGTCGCCGTCATCACCGAATCGGAGATGAAGCCGACCAAGGCCGGAAACGGCCACTATCTCGAGCTGACCTTCGAGATCAGCGACGGGCCGTGCAAGGGGCGCAAGCTCTGGGCCCGGCTCAATCTCGACAACCCGAACCAGCAGGCGGTGCAGATCGCCCGTGGCGAACTCTCCGCCATTTGCCGGGCGGTCGGCGTGCTGCAGCCCAAGGATTCCTGCGAGCTACACAACCTGCCGCTGTCGGTCAAGGTCGCCTGCAAGAAACGCGAGGACACCGGCGAGATCACCAACGAGATCAAGGGCTACGAGAAGAAGGAAGCCGCCTTCTCCAAGCCCGTGCCGATGCCCGGCGCGTCGCCTTCCGCGCCCGCGCCCCAGGCCACCAAGTCCACGCCGCCCTGGCAGCGGTAGAAACGAAAACCCACCGGGAGAGCGGGGATGCCGGGTTTCGCTCCTTGGCCCGCGCCCCGTTCCCCCTCTTTGTCCACGGAGGTGTCCTCGATGCTTCAAATCGAATTGCCATATCCACCCAGCGTGAATCACTACTATCGCCGTGTCGGGCCCCGGACGCTGATCAGCCGCCAGGGACGTCGCTACCGCGAACGGGTCTGCGCCATTCTGCGCGCCCTGTCCGTCCCGGAATTGGACGGTCACCTGATCATGGACCTCGAGCTGTATCCGCCGGACCGTCGCCGCCGCGATCTCGACAACGCCCAGAAGGGGCTGTGGGATGCGCTGGCACACGGTGGACTCTACCGCGACGACTCGCAGATCAAGGACTTCGCCTGCCGCATGTGTGAACCGTTGCCGCCCGACGGCAAGGCAGTCGTGAGGATCGGGCGACAATGAGAATGACACTGCGACCTTACCAGGAGGAAGCGGTGGCGGCGGTCTATGAGCACCTGCGACACAACGACGACAACCCCTGCGTCGTGTTGCCGACCGGCTGCCACGCCATCGACCACCCAATTCTCATGTTCGACGGCACCATCCGCAAGGTGCAGGACGTGCGAGTCGGCGATCTGGTCATGGGTAACGACTCCACGCCACGGCGGGTTCTGGCTTTGTGCCAGGGGCGCGAACGCATGTACCGAATCGTGCCGCTGCGTGGCGAGCCATTCGTCGTCAATGCCAGCCACATTCTCTCGCTGGTCAGTACAAACGAAGGCAAGGGGGAATACCCAAGCCAACAGCGCGGTGGTGAAATCACCAACATCACCGTTCGCGATTACCTGTCCCAATCGAGGTCGTGGCGGCATTTGCGCAAGCTCTACCGCGTGGCTGTCAACTACGCCCAGTCCGTTGACTTGCCCGTTCCTCCCTACATCCTCGGCCTCTTGCTTGGCGATGGCCACTTGGCAAACGGTGTGGCTTTGACATCGGCCGACGATGAGCTTGGCGACGAGTTCATTCGTTACGCGCATACGCTGGGCTGCCAAGTCTCGATTCGCGAGAACTCCACCGGGGTGCCGACCTACAGCCTGGTGATGCGGAACAGCAAGACGAATATCGTGATCCGAGCACTGCGTGCCATGGGACTCTACGAGCAT